CCCAGCCGGTCAGGTACTTCATTTGCACCGCCGCGATCACCGTGGTCGCGACCGAATAGCTGGTCAGCGAAGTGTCGGTGCGGCCGAGCTGGTCGGCGACGCTCGATACGGTGAAGGTGTAGGTGCTGCCGCCTGTGTTGTCGACGAGCAGGACCTCGCGGCCGGTGGCAGTGAAGGAATTGCCGTTCACGCTGTCGCAGGCGGTGAAGGTCAGCGAGAGCTGCCCGACGGTGACGGCGACGTTGTTCTGCACCAGCACCTGCGTGGTGAGCGCGGTCGGCGTGGCGAAGGCGCTGGTGACGAATAGCGCGAGCGCTGCCAGCACGCATGCGGACTTTTTCAGGAACGAAGCTTGTTTTCTCATTGGGTGAGTTCTCCTCGAAAACGGTTTAGCCCCTTGTGGGGGAAAGCTGGGTAACGCGCCAGCGCCAGAGCAGGCGCGTCAGCGCCGGGTTCGCGCTGACCGATCCTGCGACCGATGCTTCACGGTTGAAATAGCCATCGGCGATCAGCAGCCGCATGGCCTGGCGCAGCGCCGCGGGCGCGCCATTGCCGTCATTGCCGTAGCCGGCGGTGAAGTGAATCTGCACCGCATTCGGCACATAGAGCACCGGCGGCCAGGTCTGCCCGGGCAGCGGGAATATGCGCGGCGGGCAGCTGTCGGCGTCATAAACAAAATCTCCGGAGTCGGCCGGCGGACCGGAGCAGGTCCAGGTCAGCGCTCCGTCGGTGGTCGTTCCATTCACCACGGCTGACCAGGTCGGAGTGTTCGGCCCCGACATCGACGTCCCGTCCTCGTCGCTCTCGCCGACGGCCGTCACGGTCTGCACGTTGCCGTTCGTGTCTTCGATCTGGTCGCCGATGAAGTACTCGTGCAGCCGCTGCCAGTTGAACAGCGCGGGATAGAGATAGTCGATGTTGCCGGTCTCGCTGTCGGAATAGCTGATGCTCGCGACCTGCTGCAGCGGCGAGCGCAGCAGCTTGATCATTTGCGAATAGTTCCACAGCGTGGTCGAGTACCGCGGCAGCGAGTAGTAGCTGGGCGGGTAGGCCATTTGCGACATGACCGAGTCGACGAAGTAAGGGAACGAATCGAGCGACTGCCGGTAGCCTTTGTTGACGATCGAGCGGCCGGTGAAGCCTTCGACTTCTTCGCGCGCGCTCTGGATGAGGTCCTCGATGTAGGCGTCGTCGGCCGACACTCCCGCTGGCAGGTGCAGAAAGCTTTTGACCGCAGTGAGCGTGAGCGGCTCGGTCAGCGGCGCGATTTCTTCGACCAGGTAGGCCATTGGGTGTCAGAGCTTAGGCTCTTCAGCTATCGGCCGCGGCCGAACAGTTTCTTCTTGCTGGGACCGGCTTGCGCCGGCGCGACGGCGCGCTCGCCGGCCGCGACGGCCATCGACTCCGGCCGCGCGGGCTTGACCGGCGTCACTTCTTCGGCCATGCCGCTGTTGATCAGGGCGCGGGCGACATCGGGCACCATTTCGGTGACCTGGCCGGTCGAGCGCACGCGGATGAGCCTGTATCCGTTAGTAGCCAATTGCGTCATGGAAACAACCTTTCGAATTCCGCTGCGAGTTCTTCTTCGGTCAGCGGCCGCTCTGCAATGGCCGCAGCCCTGGCCACGATCGCCAGCGGGCGCCAGGGCTCAGCACAGAAGTCGAGCTCGAGCTGCGCGCTGTTTTTGTTCTTCCGGCCGCGGCCGCCGCGCAATGCTTTTCCGCGCAACACCTGGGCGGCGCCGCGAGAACGGCGCCGCCAGGCGTGCTGGTAGCTGCGGTTGAGCACTGCAAATCAGCGGTTAGCTGATGGTGACGCCGGACTGCTGCACCGGGATCCACTTCCCGTTGCGGGCCACCAGGGTGACGAAGCTGCCCTGCGTGCCGTTGAAGGTGATCAGGTGGTGCGAAGGCGTGATCACGTTCGCGCCGCAAGTCACGGTGTGAGCGTGGCCGCTGTTGTCGATGATGGTGATCTCGAGACCATCATTGCCGCCGGCCGCCGGAGCGCCAGCCACTGGAGCCGCCAGCGTAGTAGCGTTGACGCCGGCCGTTTCGATAAAGCTGGTGCCGCAGATCGGCGTGCTGGGCGAAGCGCCCGAGCCGGGCTGCAGGCTCAGTTGCCCCGCGCCACCGGTGATGACGTCGGTTGTGCCGGTGAGCACTTCGAACTGGAAGGGCAGATTGCTGCTCTGGCCGACGACGGTGTCGGCGTCGGGTGACGTCGAACCCACCATGGGGCCGGGTGTTTGGACAGTGGCAAAGGTGCCGAACAGCGCGGCGCCGGCAGCCGCGAGCAGCGTGAGAAGCAGCCCCTTCGAGGCCGCGCCGGCGGTGAAGGCGAATGCGAAGCAATGAATCGGGTGCATGTGAAGTCTCCTGTGTTTCGGAATTTGGTGAAGATCACGGAGAGAAAACCCCACTCAACGAAAACCGCGTTGAGTGGGGCACCCTCTGTTTTTTCTTAGCTCGCGGCCTGCTGCAGGAAGCACACCGGGTGAGTGCCGGCGTCGAGCAGGTTGCCGTCGTAACGGGCGAAGCCCAGGTATGCGACCTGACCGTAGTCGGCGAAGCGCTCGTTCAGCGTGATCACGCCCAGCTCTTTCACGCGGCGGATGAGGTACTTCTTCATGTCGCCGAAGAGCACCGTCTTCGCATTGAGCGCGATGGTGGGCATGTCGTTGTTGATCCAGTACGGATAGCCGTTGATGCGGTCCGGATCGCCTGACGACATGCTCTGTTTCCACAGCGGATGGCCGAACTTGTCGAGCAGCCGCTTGATGACGCGGAAGGTCTGATCGTGGAACTGATACGACGCTCCCGGCCGGTAGGACGGGTCGACGGTGTGCTCGAGGTCGGTAAGATCCTGCGAGCCGATCGACAGGCCGCCGGTCTCGCCGCCGCCATCGTTGGCGTTGGCGCCGGCTGCGAGCAGCCCGGTGCCGTAGACCACGCCGGTGGCTGCCGTCTGCGCCGCGGCGCAGTTGGCGACGACCGCGGTCAGCAGCCCCGTGGGCTCAACCGGGTTCGCGCTGTTGCCGTTGCCGACGGTGAACTTGGTGTTCAGGATGCGGCCCAGGCGGATCGCGAACAGCTTAACCAGGAAGCTCTTCACGTCGAAGGCGGAATCCTGCAGCAATTCCAGCGAGACCTTCGTCATGCGGGTGCTGAACTTCTCGGCGCCGAACAGGATCTGGCCGATGTTGACGTCGGTCTCAGATACCTGCTGACCTTCGCCCACGATCTGGCCGGCAACGGTGGTGTCGTTGGCGGTCGGGTAGGGCAACGGCTGGCCGGTCGCGGTGTCCATGATCTCTGAAGACTGCAGCATGGATCCGTACCACTTCATGGCTTCTTCGACTTCATAGACGAAGCCGCGAGGCACGAAGTAGCCGCCGAGGGTGTTGGTGCCAATGCCCATGTCGCGGAACTCCGGCAGCTGCCCTGTCAGGATCGCGCGCGATTCCTGATCGCCGCCGTCTTTCTGCGAGCAGCGTATGAAAGCGCGGAAGTAGCGCTCTTCCATTTCCTCGATCGCGAGACGCACGCCGGCCGGAACATTCTCGAGGGCGTGATTGCGGGTTCTGAGTTCGCCGCGAGCATCGCGCGTCACCGAGACCCCGTAGCGACGCAGCGCGCGGTGGTAGACCGCCACGGCCTCGCGCTTATCGCCGGGCGCCGGGTTGATTGGATCTTCGCGGCGGCCGCTGGGGTCGACCAGAGCGAGACGCGAATCGCGGTTGAGGTCGGCTTGCACGGCATCGCGCTCGGCGATCAGGACGTCGATATCGTCGAGGGCTTTGTCGATTTTGGTTTTCGCTTCGCGGATCGCCTCGGGCGTCTTGGCATCGCGCAGGGCCACGCGCAGCTCCTTCAGATCACCTTCGTTGAGCTTGGCGATTCGCTCGTTCAGTTCACGGATCTTTGCGAGACTCATAAGTGATTCACCTTGGATCGAATTCGCGCCTGCCCGCGGCCACCGGCCGCGAGATGCACGTTTGCCCTCTTCCGCGCTTCGGCTGTCACGCCGAGCCCCGTTGGGCACGCAGGAAAGAGCGGAAATTGTCTGTGGGTCAGCTGGCCTTCAGGCCCGCCCGGCGCATGCGCGCATCGACTTCCGACTCGGCCTGCATGCGATCGAGGTCGGGCTTCGCAGCCGACCGGCTATCCATGCAGCGGCAGTTGTTTTCATCGCCGCAGTCGACCATGTGGTCGGCGCAGTTTTCGCACTTGTTGTCGCGGGCGCAGGCCACGCAGCGGCAGCCGCACTCGGTGGCATCTTTGTCTTTCGTTTTGCCGCGCTGGATGGCAGAACGCACTTCCGCCGGCAGCCCGTCGATGGAAAGAATTCGCGATCGCATTTCGGCGCGGGCCCCGACGCTGGTGCCCTCGTAGGCGGGGAATGTCACCGGACCCTGCTCGAAGAGATCGACGTCTTCGATCTGCCGTTTGCAGATCGTTTTGCCGTCTTTCGTTTCCTCGCTCCAGCTCTGCTTGGTGACGTTGAAGGCGAAGCTGCAGCCGGTGAGATCGCCGCGCTCGATCGAGGTGCGCACGTCGCGCCCCATGGTGGTATCGGGAAGATCGCAGACAAAGCTCAGGCCTTTGTCATCCTGCTTCAGCCGCAGGGTGCCGGCGCTGGTGCGGCCGAGCAGGTGGCTGGCGTCGTGATTGAAGCAGCAGCGCACGTCCTGCTTTTCCTTGAGAGCGCGCGTAAAGGTTCCGGGCATGACGGTCTCGACCACGCGGTAGGATCCGCTGTCGTAGAGCACATACTCTTCGTTGAACACTGCACCGTAGCCTTCGATTCCTGGCGTGTCGGTTTTCGCGACGCGCACTTCGGCGCCCTTCACAAAACGGCGTTCGATCATGACAACACCTCGGTTTCTTGTTTTGCCGCGGCCGTGGCCGCGTTGCGATAGGTCTCTACAGCCAGCGCGCGGATCGCGCGGAGCAGCTCGCGATCGCAGATCTCTTTCGCGTTGCCGTTGGCCGATGGCCAGGCCTCGCCTTCGAAGCGGTGAAACATGGTTTCCAGGTAGCCGGCGAGGAAGCGCGAGCTCTCGAGCCCGTCCGGACTCGCGGCGGCATCGAACATCTCGGCCGCGCGCAGGTCGAGCTCCTCACTGATGCTGACCAGGACCGGCAAGAAAACCTGCCGGAACGTCTTCAGATCGCACTGCGATCGCGTGGAAACGCGCCCAAAAGCATCACGAAACAGCCGGGAATATGCACGGGAAATGCGGGTAATCAGGAGCTGATCGCGCTTGGCCGCCGGAGTCTTTTTCCCTTTGCCGCCGGCGACCGGCGTTTGGTCGTTCTCGGGATTGTCTTCGTCATCATCTTCCCCGCCGGCGCCGGGCAGCGCCGGCGTTTCGAAGAGCTGGCCGACCGGCGCCATGTTGATCTGCATCCAGGTCGAATCGGAGCCGTCGCCGTCGAGCGGGTTCATTTGCATGCGCTCGCGCGCGTCGTTCGGCTCCCACACTCCCCACTGGATCATTACCTGCACCATGGCCTTCAGGTCGGTGGCCGAAGGCGTTACCAGCGGCCAGGTATCGAAGAAGACGCCGAA